CAAGTTTCTGACTTCGTCCTTGTGTTTATTAATTGTAGAATCATAGTGTTTTTTCAAATCGTCATAACGTTTCTTAAAAACACGATCTTCAGCTTTAGCAGGGCGTTCAGCGATAGGAGTAGCCTTTGTTTCTGATTGTTCTGCAGTCTCTTCAGATGCATCGGTGTCCTTCTGTTCGGTTGCTGCGGTTGCCTCTTTTTCTTTTTGTTCCCTTTGAAACTTAGCTAATTCACCTTTAGCAAAAGCCTCAGTTTCAGCATCGACTTCTCGATTCTTTTTATAAGGTTCTGATTCTGGTAACTTAGCTTCAGTTTCTTCAGAAACTTTTTTTTCTTCTTCCATTATTTTTCCTCACGGTTGAGTGCCTTATGGATAAGGGTAGCTCAAAAACTATGTAGTTTGTGGGCTAGTCATTATACCTTGACTAGGTGGCACATTGTTATTGTTTCCATCTCTTTGAACCATTTGTCTAAAATTTGACATAGATCCAAATCTCTCAAGAATAATACTTCGAGGGATACTAACGGTGTTTTCACCTATTCCAAATTCAGGGAACATATCCTGTCCAAATACTTTATTGAGAACATTTTTAAAAGATGGTGTTAAATGAATATTTAAAATTCGTTTATCATCATCTTTCAAATTTTGTAAATTAACTTTAGGTTGTTCAACTCTATCAGGAGTTGCTTTTTCTGCTACAGCTCTTTGTGTAGGCATTTTTAATGGTTTTAGTTTAGCAGGTTTTTGATTCATTATACCTGTTGTACTAAATGCTGTTTGATTTGTTAATGGTTGTCCTTTATAATCTACTGCCATAGTTACCTCTTAAAATGGTGTTCCTGGTGTATCATCAGTTCCACCTCTACTTACACTTCCTGTTATATTACCACCACCTCCTCCTGCAGGATCAGGGTCCTGCATTGTTGGTGTGTAATCTGATACTGATGTTGATTTAGTTGGAGTAGAATAAGTTTCCTCATCTTCTGCATCAAAATATGTACCAGGTCTGATATCTAAATATCCTTTCTCATCTCTATAGTTAGGCCCACCTTGAAAATCATTATAAACATCATAGTCTCGGTATGCCTCATATTCATAATCTAATTGTCTCATATAGTTTTGATAATTTTCACTAGAATACATATTATTCATTATCTTATCTATTTGTCTATCTGAATAATTACCTACTGCTCTAGCACCAATATTAACTATTGTATTAAGTGGATTAGAAGTAAATAATCCTACTGCACCAGTAAATTGTTTTATGTCTCTAGCTGCTGTGCTTCTTTTTGCATATTTTTCAAAATTAGTTGCAGCTTCTTTTCCAATAAATTTTTCTATTCTAGACATTTTATCTTTATCCATTGCACTTAATGTATCTCTTTTTCGTGCATCGCTAGTTGCAAAAGTTGTAGGATCAGAATCGTTTTCAGCAATATAAGTTTTTAAAATTTGTAATTGTGATTCTTGATTAAACGGATCTTCTGATGTAGACGTAAATGTATAATCTGTTGAGACAGTTCTTTTAGGCTGATAAGCTCCAATACTAAAATCTGTTTTTATAACAGGAGCTTTACCTTCTACAGTATTTTTAACTAGTGATGGATTACCATCAGCATCGTAGCTTAAAGAATACTGTACTGCCATTAGTCACCTTCTTTATTGAGTTTGTTTGTTGTTGGAAGGGTTAATATTTGGCGAAGCAAAGCCAGCTTCCCCTGGCATCGGAATATTGCCAACTCCGATGTTGCCCCCTCCATTTCCTGTTGGATCTGTGACTGAAGCCCCTTCAGGTACTTTTCCAACCGTTGCCATTGGGTCTTGTTCTCCAACAGCGGCTGTATTAGTTTGATTTCCATTTGCCATCCCCATTATTTGTGCATAGATAGCTGCTTTCTCTGGATCATTAATTAATTGATCAGGATCGATATCTAATGCTTTTGCTATTTCTCTTAAACATGTATGCCATCTAACAAAAGGTGCTAATGCTGGATTAGCTGCTGTTTGCATAAATGTCATTAATCTTTGTGATCTAACTTCTTTCTGCATTAATGATGATGTACCTCTTGCTTTAATTTCAAGATCACCTTTAATGTGTGGCATATCTGCATTAAATTGCATATTCCAATGAAAGAAACTATCACCTAGGGGTTTAATTAAATAGTCATCAATATTCTTAATAACTGTTTTAATACTTAATGCTGCAGCTCCCATCAACATTGACATACCTGCTGCAGTTCTAGTTGTAGATTGTACTCCTGTTGTACCATGTGAATATGATGGTATTCCAGTTGCTTCATCTGCTAGTTGTCTAAATCTATCAAACATCATCATGTTTTCCTGTGTACTATTAGGAAACTTAATTGCATTAATAGATGTTCCTGGTTGACCACTTTGTCTTCTAAATATTTTACCAGGAAAAATTTTCATATCTTGACCAGGTGCTAATTGAGTTTCATCAATATCAAAAACTAAATTACCTGATAAAGCCAAATTATCAATAGCCATTCTTGCATGACCATTCATAATTTGTTGTGAGTCTTCCATGTTTTCTGGAACACCAATACCAAAAAACTGATATGGATTTAATTCATATGGGCAAACCATAAATGGTATTCTAGTTGGTGTAAATGGATTCTCTACCATTCTTAAAACTTTATTACCACATATCCAAGCGTTTACACTTATAACACTTTTATCACTTTCAATACCACATTGTTTAGCTAAATCTTTATCAATTATACCCCAGTATTCTAATACTTCGTATCTATTTTTATAAATAGTTTCTACAGTTTCTCTATTGTATAAAGATGATTCATATCCTCTAACTTGATAATTAGGACCTTCTTCTAAACAATGATCAATCATTTCTTCGTTAAAGAAAGGCATCTTTCTTAAATCAGAAAATTGTTGTCTATTTAATGAATGTCTTTGTATTGCATAATCACAATCGCTAATATTAGTAGCATTAGGATCTGCATAAAAATTCCAACATGATACTGCTTCTATCTTTGGAACTGATTTAATTTTTTTAATATATATTGATGTGTCTTCTTGTTCTTCAAATGAATGATATTCTTTATCAAAACTAAATGGACCTTTTAAAATACCAGTGCCCAATAAACACATTTCAAAAAATACATGTCTTAAAGTTGTAATAGCTTCTGATTCTTCTAATTGATCATGTATTAATTTTTCTAAATTTTTTGCACCAATACCTGCTGGTTCTATTTGAGGTTCACCTGCATTTGCTGTACCTTCATCAAAACCTACATTTTCATATTCTTGTGCTAAATTTTTCATTAGCATATCAGCTGTTGCACCTGGTGGTATTTCTCTACCGTCACCTTTAAATCCATATGGATCTTGTGGTTGTTCTGGTGTTTGTTGCTGTTGTGGTTTTATATGTGCGTATTCAGCTATATCTTCTGGTACTGGAGTTGGTGATATACCTAATGGAAATTTACCAGCAGAAAATAAAACTTCAATAATTTGACCAAACGCAGCTAACACTTTAGTCTTTGTTATTTTAACAAAAACTCTAGACTTTTCATTTGTACGAAAAGCCATTTCAGGACCATACAATCCTCTGTAGTTTCTATAAGCCTTTAACCATCTTCTTTCATCATATAATCTTGATGTTTCAGATTGGTGAAATTTTTCTCTTATATGTCCTACAATAGGAGATGAATCACTGATTGGATCAGCTGATTTGTTTTCTTCGTCCATTTAAATTAGTAGTCTCTTTCTTCAGCCATTCTAAAGATTGCTGGATCAACTTTTGATTTTGATTTACCTTTTGCATCATTGCCATCACCACTCATAGAACCTTGAGTTACTTTTGAATTAGCATCAATTGCTAATGGTTCATTTGGCTTTTTAGCTACATCAGGTGCTAGTTCTCCGTGCATGTATCTCTTTAACATAGTTATATCTCCTTGTATTGCCATTATTTGTTAGAATACTTTTTTTTCTTTTTCTTCTTCTTTTTCTTTTTTTTAGTACCTGCATAAACGACAGGTATAAAATTGCTTTTGGGTCCAAGACTCATTAATAATCTTTTTCATCAGCCATTTTAAACAAAGAATCTTGAACGTGTTCAGAACCTGATTTAGTAGGCACATCTTGGTCGTACTGAAAAGGCTCACCTTTTCTTCTGTTGTGCTTTGATAAATCAAGATTCATTGATTCTCTGTTAGGTTGTTTACCTTCAGCAGCATCACTGAACTGTCCTTGTTTAACTTTAGCTTTTGGATCAAATGTTTTTTCCATGTTGCTCTCCTATTATATTCTTATCTTCTTAATCTTTAATATATTTTTAGTTGGTATTGTAGTATAACCACCACCTTGTTTTATTTCACCATTATCTTCAAAACTATAATCAGCCATAACTATTGTAGATTTAGCATCTTCTTTCACTAACCAGCCAACGCTACAGCATACAGCTGTTTTAGCTTTTTTAATATCTACAATATCAGCCCAATTTGTTTCACCGACAATATCCTCCCAATATACTAAACATAAAGCATAGGGAAAATTTTTTTTATTTCTTTCTGGTATTTTTATTTTTTTTGACACCTTTTAATTTACCAGAATTTTCCATAGCATAAAAAATAGATTGGCCTTTTTTCTTGCCATATCTTTTTTCCATGTCTTTTTTAATTTTTTTACCTTTTGTATTTAGTGGCATTAATATCCAAATTTTGTATCTTGTGGTTCAAAATCTTCAGTAGGTCTTCTAAACCTTGCTGCATATTTAGGATGTAATGGTCTACTCATACATCCGTATCTTAATGCATCATATGCATGATCTTCTGCATTTGTATCAACATCCTCAGGATTTTTATCATCCGTTGGTAAGGCACTTAAAGTTCGTATAAGATTTTTACAATTAGCAAATACTCTAATACCTGGATTATTATCTGTAACTTTTAATCTT